GTGGTATCTTCTGCCCATTCCAGGGTCTGCACTTTTTCCTCCTTATGGGAGGACCACCCCCCTTAGGACTTAGGTCCTTTGGCAGCGAAAGGGGAGACGCTGTCCTTTCTGGTAACAGAGAGCAAAGCCTCACGGGTCATAGACCTCAAGGCCTCCTCACCCTCATCCATACCCGTTACGGGTATGTCCAAGACTGAGAAGTCTCTAAAGAGATCTACATGATTTAAAAGCACAGAGTAGGACCTCACGGTCTTAGTCCATGTTGATATATCACGTAGAGCTTTCGGGGTCCGCTCCGGGATAAGGCTCTCAAGAGACTCCAAAGTCTCTAATTGGGGCACTCGAGTCATTAACTCGAGGAGGTCCCTAACCTTATTCAACGCGTTGGGCTGAGGCCCACCGTCTTCAGTACCTCTCACGAGTTCACTGAAGAGAGCGTTAGCCTGAACAGAAATCTTGGTCATATCCTCGAGGATTCGAGGATCGCCAAGAGGTCTGTTCACGACACCTGGAGTACCAGGTTCACCCTTATCCTTAGTTCCAATTGTGTAGGCTTGGCCTGCTACGGTTCCGACCTGGCCTCTCACGGCCCGGCCGATATCGGTTATATACCGCTTCCAGAATTGGCGCGAGAGCCGGATGGCTCTCTCCAATCTTTTCTGCGGAGACTTCGTGCTGGAATTCATTTGAGCGATTTGTTCGCTTAATGTCTTCTGGCGCGGAGCCTCAACAGGGAGGCGCTTAAACCAATACCCGTAGTAGTCTTCGAGAACGGGCATTACTGCCTGTGCGAAGCTTATCCAACTCACCTTGTCCGGAACCTTATCAGGTTTCGTTCTCGGTGGACACTCGGTGTCCCATTCGTGGAAAACAAGTTCGCCGAACTCGTTCGCCCGATCTGGGAACCCGTATGTTGGAACTAACGATTTCCACCCGTTCCACCTACGAGCGGCAAGCTTAACGGCTAAGATATCTTCTCGAAGCTTCGCCATCGCACGACGTGCGATAGCAATAGCTAAGATGGATTCTATGTCGTCAAGTTTGGCGCGCGTAGATGAGTCCAAGTGGGTCTCGTCTCCTCCTAAGGCCCGTACCTTGTTCTCGAAAGAGAGCAAGAACGGGACAACTGAGGACCCTCCCACTCCAAGACGTTCGACTGAATGTCCTAAGAGTGCGAAGGCACTGATGAGGGCCGCTTGGGCTACCCTTCCCAATTTCCCCTTCTTAAACTCCTGGTAAGTACGAAGATAGTCTCTCCGACGTAACAGATGTCTAAGAAGTTTAGCGGTAGTCGGCTTGTCACCAAGCCAACCCCGAGAGTTGGCACGAAGTGCCATCTCTAAACGTTGATGGGAAGTCTTTATCGACATCTCTTCTTTAAGAGACATCGGTGAATAGTTTTGCCCTTCCAGATAAATCTGGGAAGCAAAAATAAACAACTTCCCCTCCAACGTTTTACTATTGGAAATAGGGACTTGAAGCCTTTCGCAAACTTCACGATAGCACTTAGCTACCGATTCGTTTCCGGTGACGTTGTCATCACCCAAGACTCTATATGCTGTAAAGCACGTAGGGTCCAGCCCTGCCCTATGAGCGGAGAAGAGCTCCAGTGCATGATGCACCAGAGCCATCGAAGCCCATGAGGACAGTGCTCCCATTGGCTGACCACGATTATACTGTACTACAGTACCACGTAGTTCAGGGATGACCAGGGGTGAGTTTTCCTCACTTCCCTTCGGGATCCGGAACCAACGATCAGTCATCAAACCTATCCATAGGTTTGAGGTCTTCTCGCCCCACGCTGGGGAAAGGACGGCATGGTAAAGATCTATCGGAATCATATCCGTTGCAGACTTAAGGTCTATACTCGAGTGAGTATTTACACCTTTTGTCTCTTCGACATATGTCTGTAGACCGCGTTCCTGATTGAATGTAGCATCAGTCGGTAAGACCGATAATACACTCATCATCCAGTCATGGACTGGCTTCATGAGTCTTTGGGTCCAGTAATCAGCCATTGCAATGGCTCTTACTTTACCCGCAGGCTCAGGAAGGAACGCGAGGCGGCCGACATCCTTCTCACGAAGGAGGTCCCACCTTTTTACCCGTCGACCGAGACGTACGAAAGGATCTTTCACGGGAGACTCCCGTTGAAGATCTCTAGCACGCTCGGTCTTTTCCAGCACCGAGGCGAAAAGAGACGAGGTTTTCACATCCCCCACGTGAGCGGCCCACTCCAAGGGATAGTTGATTGGGCAAGCTGCCCAAGCCAACGCATCCATCGGAGCACCCAGTACTCCTACTGAGTGATTGGGTCCGCCACGTGAAGGATGAAAGGGTTTGTCGTTTGGGTCTGCACAGAGCTTAGGTTTAAGAACCCACACCTTTCCTGACTCCTCGGCATACTTTCGTATGACCTTGGGCCAGAAAACATTAGCACAGAACAACCCGAATTGCTTCAGGGTGAACTGGTCTAATGGAGGACAAGGATCCGTCACGCTGACGAGATCCGAGTCTTTGTGTGGTGCTTCGAAGGCTGAGTATGCCTTCAACAAGGATAATACGACACGTATCATCCTTGGGTTCTTGGACCCAAGACCTCTCCTCATATATAGAGGAAGGATCCTGGGCAACCCACTGCGCGCTAAACCCACAGGCTCCCCTAGGAGGAATGGGTCAGTATTCTTGACGCCTCCCAACCAACGGTTGGTGAAGAACAGGGTGTTCTTCATTTTAGACACAAGGGACGTCGTCCCTCGTGTTAAAAGAATTGTCGCGAATTTCTTACCCAGCTCCACTAGAGCGGTCTTCAATGCCGGCTGAGGCTCCAATTGGCCCCCTGCTCTTAGATCGAGGTCTAAACCCCAATGTAAGAGTAAGGATAACAGGCTTTCGCCCGTTACGGTGACCAATGACTCTCCAGATGCATAACCTTGTCTGCTCGCATACCACCCTAGGAAACTAAATTTTTTAGGAACTAGGGCGGAAGAGGTACGACGTACCTCCGCCAATCCAAGCTCCACCTTTATGGGGGAGTTTTGATTAGGTTTGGGAGTAGATGTAGGGGAAGCTAGCTTGGAATCTCCAGGTCTAGCAAGCACAGAGAGAGTAGAGTCTTGGCTGACACTAACTCGTATCTGTATCTTGTATTCCTTCTCGGAGAGATAGAGGACACCCCCGGAATCCATCGGGTCAACAATGGCATAGAGTCCACCTTCAACCTTGTTCCAATCTATATTGGGATAAAGTGGATGGTTGGGAAGCTGTCGTGTAACTCTTGATGTAGAGAACCACATCATAAACTGAGGGTTGCTAACCCTTGGGCACAGGAAACTGTGTATTGGTGTGTATATTTGCATCATTAGTTATAATCTAGTAGTAGCCATTTTCCGTTCTGCCTACCGAGGTAGGGCGGACAGGCCGGCCCAGGAGCCAGGTTCTTCAACCTTTGAAGGACTTCCCGCTCCAGGTCAGCTTGTGGCTATCCTAGAGTAGTCGTGCTTCGGAACTAGTGAAAGAGGCACTTTTGAGAGCACCATCCAGCAGCACATTCGCTTCGGGTGTTTGTCGTATATTTGGAACGTACTCCCCTTTCGTTAGAAAGGGAGTAGCCGTAACCAGTAAGGCGAGTGGAAGACTTCCACCCTGAGCTTGTTTAGGCCCACATAGGGACTCACCCATGGCGAGCTGCCGGATGGCCCCCTGCTCGCCGCTGCCGAATGTCCTTACTTCCAGGTTACGGGAATACAACTTGCACATCTGCGAACTACCCGAAAGGGTGGCGAGCAAAGTCTGCCGACCCCTGAAGAAATCAGGGTCTCCAGATGGATGATGCAATCTTGGTGATCAGCCTACTTCAGCCAAATTACTTAGACTGAGGTTAGGTGTCTATGACACTAGATCCTGGCGACCTCCCCTTCCGGGGGGGCCGAGGGTTCTGGGTAAGTAGTACCTCCTCATCTGGTACGTTCCTTGAGACAAGTCCCAGTACTTCCAGGATTCCACAAAAAGTTGTAGGTAATCACTTTAAACCTTCTGTGGGGGGCCTCTAGACGTAAGTCTAGGGGACTTGGAACTCCTGGGAATTCCTAGGAGGAGGCGGTTCGAAT